GTTTCCCAGTCACGATCAGAAGTTAATCCCAACAGTGGTGGTTGTACCTGATAACAAAAGGCAAGAACTTGAAGCTAATGAAAACTACATTGTAGATTTTGATGATTTACAAGAAGGTGTTCATGAAGCAGTGAAAGGTAAGCTGGTAGATGACGAAGAAGACGTACAATGAGCTTAAGCCTCAACCCGGCCCACAGACTACCTTTTTATCGACTACTGCCGATATTGCCGTTTATGGAGGTTCCGCTGGTGGTGGTAAGTCTTTTGCTTTATTGCTTGAGCCTCTAAGACACTTAAATAACTCTAGATTCAGTGCTGTAATTTTCCGTAAGACCATGCCTCAAATCAGAAACGAGGGTGGTTTGTGGGATGAATCTAACAAGATGTATCCTCAAGTAGGAGGAGCACCACTAGAGTCTAAACTTAAATGGACCTTTCCCTCTGGGATGTCGGTCCGTTTTTCGTATTTAGAATACGACAAAGACGTAAACCAGTGGCAGGGTTCACAGGTGCCATTTTTCGGTTTCGATGAGGTAACTCACTTTACCGAACACCAGTTCACCTATATGATGTCTCGTTTACGTTCTGACTCAGGTGTTCCCGGATATATTCGAGCTACCTGTAACCCAGAAGCAGATACTTGGGTTAGAAGGTGGATTGATTGGTATATCGGCAAAGACGGTTTACCGATTCCAGAGAGATCAGGAATCATTAGATGGTTCTATCGTCTCAATGGGGAAATGCACTGGGCTGCTACCAAGCAAGAATTGATTGATACCTTCGGTGAGAAGGTTAAAGATAAGGTTAAGTCCTTTACTTTCATCCCAGCTAAGCTTACTGATAATAAGAAGCTTATGGAGATGGACCCGGGTTACCAAGCTAACCTAGAAGCTCAGTCTCGTGTTGAACGTGAGAGGCTTTTAGAAGGTAACTGGGATGTTCGTGCGCAAGATGGTAAGTACTTTGATAGGTCAACTATCACTGAAGTAGATTGGTTAGATCCAACCCTTATCAGAAAGACGCTACGATACTGGGACAGAGCCGCTACGGAGCCCAATGAGGTAAACCCAGACCCAGACTATACAGTGGGGCTAAAGATGGGTAAACACCTAGACGGGAGGCTCCTGATACTCGGGATGGAGAGGTTTAGAAAAGGTCCATTCGAGGTAAAGAAAAGAATTCTAGATACTAGGAAGAAAGATGGTAAAGCCACTGTCCAGTATATAGAGCAAGATCCGGGTGCAGCGGGCAAATCTGAGGCACAGTCCCTCAGGAGAGCAATCGCCAAGGATGGGTACACTTGTAAGACACGAGTAGTAACCAAGGACAAGCTGACCCGATTTTTACCTTTCTCCGCTACAGCAGAAACCGAAGGTGAGGTAGTTGTAGTCAGGGGTTCATTCAAACAGAATGAAGAAGAGGGAATTGAAGCGTTTTATAAAGAATTGGAGTTTTTCTCTGGTGATGGTAGTACTCACGATGATATTGTGGACTGTTGTTCAGGAGGACACGATGAGCTCTACAGCTCCCTAGATCTGGGCAATTTCGCCCTTGGTTCGTTAGGAAAAGAGAACTTTCTTAAAAATATTTAAAAAAAGTTCTTGACAAATCAAGAAATTTATGGTATAATAGTAGGCTTGTTTTTAAGGGAATTATAATGACTGACAATTCTTCGACTGATAGTATAGCAGATAAGAACGCAGTTGTCAAGTCAGGAAGTTCACTAAATAACGTCTCAGCTCCTTCGCTTGAGATTGGTGGAACTGGGCTTTGGCATACGGCTGGTGTTATTGATGAGGATTTTCTTCAGGCGCTAGTATGGCCTAAAGCTACATCGACCTACAAGGAAATGTCTCGTAATGATCCTATCATTTCAGCATCCTTGACCGCCATTGAGATGTTAATACGTCAGGCTGAGTGGAACGTAGTTCCAGCCGACGAATCTGAGGAAGCCGGAAGAGAGGCTGAATTCCTTAGAGAGTGTATGGAAGACATGGAAAAGCCATGGATGGAAGTTATCAACGACATCCTAAGTTTCCTTCCCTTTGGATTCTCCATCCAAGAACTAGTCTATAAGAGACGCAGAGGTCTTAATACAAGAGACCTAAGATTCCGCTCTAAGTTTAATGACGGCAGGTGGGGGTGGAGAAAGCTTCCTACTCGAGCTCAGGATACGGTAAGGCAGTGGAACTTATCACCTAAAGGGGAGTTGGAAGGTTTTATCCAGCAGCTCCCCAATTCTTTTGAGACAATTGAAATACCTCGAAACAAGTTTTTACTATTTCGAGTGAACTCTAGGAAGGATAACCCGGAGTCTGTCTCAATACTACGAGGTGCATATAGACCTTGGGTATTTAAGAAGAAGATTGAAGAATTTGAGGCCATTGGTGTCGAAAGAGACCTAGCTGGCCTTCCAATCGCATATATCCCGGCAGAGTACATGTCGGATGAAGCGACAGACGATCAGAAGGCTTTTTACAATAAAGTTAAGAAGATTGTCACAAGTGTGAGAAATAATGAACAGGCTGGCCTAGTGTGGCCTTCGGATACCGACGAAAACGGTAACCAAATGTTCAAGTTTGAACTTCTTGGAAAGACTGGTCAGGGTGGTAAAACCTATGACACCGAGAAGATTATTCAAAGATACAATGCAAACATTGCTCAAACAATGCTTGCTGACTTTATCCTTCTAGGTCAAAAGTCTGTAGGTAGTTTTGCATTATCTGATAATAAAACCGAATTATTTAGTGTAGCTCTTGGAGCTTGGTTAGACGTAATTTCGGATGTATTTAACTGCCATGCTATTCCGCAGTTGATGACCCTAAATAATGTTGATCCTGCACTATGGCCTAAGTTAGAACATGGCGATGTCGAAACAGTTGACATCGAGAAACTAGGTAACTACTTCGGCGAGTTAGCTGATAAAGGATTGTTAGCTCCTGACAACGAATTAGAGAATTGGTTCAGGAAGCAAGTTAACGCTCCGCTCCGAACTTCAGAATCTGAAGATGTTGTCGGTGTAGAGGAACGAATCAAGAACAAACAGATTGAGTCCTCAGAGAAGATAGCCGAGAATTCTAATCAAGAAGATCCTCAGCAAATTGAAGGTAGACAACCAAAGAGTCCAGAATCGTGAGTGAAAACAACCTATTAGAAAAAACCATTTCAGCCATTTTTAAGGCTGCATTGGGTGAAAACAAGACAGGCCTAAACCCGGATGGAAGTACTAAACCGGGTATGGTCTATAAGCAGTTTCAAGAAGATGAGCAATTAGTTTTAGGAGTTGTTCTTCAGCCGGAAGTGGAAGACCTGCATAAGGATATCTATAGTGCTGAAGAGATTGCTAAAGCTGCTAAAAGCTTCGACGAGCATTGTAACCAAGGCAATCTAGAACACATGATTAATACTGATGATCTAGAGGTTACCAAGTCTTTCATTTTACCAGTTGATGCCGTTATCGGTGAACAGGAAGTTAGTGAAGGCTCTTGGGTTATGGAAATGAAGGTCCATAGTGAGGATCTTTGGCAATCTGTTAAAGACGGCAACTTCACAGGATTTTCTGTTGGTTGTGGTGCTTACCATGAGGATTTAGAATAATATGGCAAAACCGGATAGAACAAAGAGTCAACGTCTTAGTAACTTTGACTTCTCAATAGAAGGTGCACACGTTGCCCTAGTTGGAAAAGCAGCCAATGGCTCCGAGTCTTTTCTAGTTACCAAATCACTGACTGGTCACAAAGAACCAGAAATCACTACAAAGGCTTATGACTATGTAGATTTAGTCATTTCAGCCGATTCCCTCCCAGAATTACAAGATCGTCTTGAAGAAATGCTAGAAGGGTCCGAAGAAGGATCTGAAGAAGACGATAACTCTACAATGGTCAATATGCCATTAGCTGACCTACTCCGAATGGTAGGATATGTAACCGAATCTGAAGCTCAGAAAATCTCTGAGTCAGTTGTCAAGAGTGCTACTCAACTAGCATTTGAGGATGAGAACGATCCTAGACGACAAGAATTTATCAATAGTCTAAAAGCTTTGATAAACCCTGACAGTACTTCTGGTGCTGTTGAAGAAACCGTAGAAATCCAAAAAAACGAGGAAAACTCAATGAGTGGACAAAAAGGAAAAGGTAACGACGCACCAGAAAATAAAGTGCCAGAAACCGATTTAGAAGTTTTGCAGAAGTCAGTAAGTGACCTGCAAGAAGAAAATGTTCGTCTTAAAGGTGAACTTAAGGACAAAGACGACTTAGTGGCGACTGTAAACACTTTGAAAGCAGCTGAAGATGCACGATTGCTCAACTCTTTCAAATCAGTAGCAGACAAGCTTACCCCATTACTACCAGAAGGTGTGGAAGTTGAAGGTGACAGCCTTGCAGAAACACTTAAGTCTTTAGCTGGTGTTGAAGGTGGTGACAAAATCATCTCTATGCTTACTAATGGTGTTGAGTTAATCAATAAAGATGCCATTGAGCTTATGAGTGAGCAAGGCGCAGGTGGCGAAAGCACCGACAAGAGCAACTACGATGAGTTAGCCGTAATTGCTAAGAGCTATCAGGAGCAGGATAAAGAATTGTCATTCGATGACGCTATGGTCCGAGCTGCTGTTAACAACCCAAAACTAGCTAACGACTAAGGAGATATCGAATAATGTCTATCAATCTTAATCAACAATACATCGGTATTTTTCCAGCAGCAAACGATACTCTTGTTCGTTACACAGGTCTAAAGCTTGTTAATGGTCAACTAGAGACAGCTGGAGCTGGTGAGCAATGCCTAGGTGTTTGCGACCTAGATGCCCCTAGAGAAGGCCAAGCTGTTCAAGTGCAGGTTGAGGGTATCGCTAAGGTAATCGCAGCAGGTACAATTGCAGCCGATACACAAGTAACAGTAGACGCTAACGGTCAGCTTGTAGCAGCCGGAGGCGGTGACTATATTCTTGGTTACACAATTAAAGCAGTAGGCGCAGCTAACGAAGTTGGCGAAGTTTACCTAACTAAGAATACTCAGGCTTAATAGGGAGACATAAATAATGCCATCACAAAATGTAGTTCATCAAGATAAGTTACTGACTAATGTTTCAGTATCTTTCGCACAACAACCTAGTGCTTTCGTAGCTTCTAGAGTTTTCCCTTCAATCCCAGTAAGGCACCAAAGCGATAAGTATCTTATCGTAAACCGTGGGGATTTTAACCGCGACGAGATGCAGAAGAGGGCAGGTGGATCAGAGTCTGCCGGAGCGAACTTCAGCTACTCAGACGACAACTACTTCGCTGATCGTGACTGGGAAAC